GTCGCACTCAACGCGTTAAAATGGCAATGGTACTGACCCCGGCGGGGCAATCGGTTCTCATTGGAGTTGGAATACTCAAGGTTGGTAAATGTATTTTCGACCACTTTAATAGGCACAAAATTATGGCACGTAAAATCGTTGACAAGGTTAATATTGAGGTTGGACAAGTTTTCGATTGCATCGAAAGTCCTAATATTGACGATGTTGATGACGTTACTGACATTGTTTCTAACAATGCGATTGACTCTGTTGACACAGTTGGCAAAGTCAAACGTAGAGTTAGATGCAAGGCGCCATTTCGCGCTTATTTAGTGAAAATTGGCAAAGCAAAATTTGGTAGGCTCAAGAGAAATGAGGCAAATCGCATGTGCGTTAGGAAGTATCTTTACGACAACTGTATCGAACATGGCGTTTTGGCTAGACATATAATGGATAACGTTGATATCGCCACTGAAATGGTATTCATTCCCTCTGCCTCTGAGCTTAAAAGATTAGCTGTAAAGAAAACACAATACAACTTAGATTGCAAGATGGTCGAGACCCACTTGGGCATCGATCTAGATTGCAATTGATGGGGCCCACAGAGAATGGAAGGGATGGACACTACACCCGGTGTCTATCCAGGAATTCTTCCATTGAAATCTGGGGTGTCGAAACGTCGCAAGTACTTAAGCATGGGTCAGTACATTTGCGACGACATTATCACGACCCATAACAACTCACTCAACAACCTGATGCGCGGGGTTGGAGAGAGGGTGTTATTCACTAATGGTGCATTGGCAACACCTATTGCCAACCAACCTGGCGTGTTTAACAAAAGATGTGGATTATACAAGCGTACACTAGTAGCTAGGCTCGGTCGACAATCCCCTGTGAGTAGACAATCTTTTGTCAACTACTACAAGGGACGCCGTCGTGCTGTTTACCAGGCTGCAAGTGACGGATTGGCGTTAAAACCTCTCCGTGTTCCGGATTCACATCTTAGTACGTTTGTTAAAGCGGAGAAAATCAACTTAAGTATTAAACCTGACCCCGCACCGAGGGTTATACAACCTCGCAAGGCCAGGTTTAATGTCGAAGTTGGCAAATACCTGCTACCATTAGAGCATAAAGTTTATGATGCGATCGATGAGCTGTTTAACTCGCCCACCATTATGAGCAAATACAATGCTGAACAACAGGCGCAAGTAATTAAAACCAAGTGGGAGAAATTCACATCACCAGTTTGTGTTGGCATGGATGCTTCCAGGTTTGACCAGCACGTTGGTGTTGAAGCTCTGCAGTTTGAACACGATTTTTATTCAAAATTATTTAATTCCCGTTCGCTTGACAAGAGGCTGGCCATGCAGATAAACAATGTTGGCTATGCCGTTGCTGTGGATGGAAAATTTAAATATACCAAACGTGGCTGTCGCATGAGCGGTGATATGAACACTTCCCTTGGTAATAAATTTTTGATGTGTCTGATGGCCAAAGCCTACATAGATACTAAGAAGTTCAACATTGAATTTGTTAACAATGGTGACGATTGCCTTTTAATTTTCGAACGTAAACATCTGCAAAATATTGAAAGTGATTTAAAACCATACTTTGCGGATTTTGGGTTCAACATCGTGGCCGAACCACCTGTCTATGAGCTTGAGCATATCGAGTTTTGTCAATGCAAACCTCTTTGTAGCAACGGCACATGGCGTATGGTTAGGAATGTTAAAACATGTTTATTGAAAGATGTAACTTCAGTGAATTTAGGTCACGATGTGGACATGTACCGATCTTGGTTGTTTGATGTTGCTGGGTGTGGACTTGCTTTTTCCTCCGATGTGCCGGTGCTTGGGTCTTTTTATAGAATGCTACAACGTTTCGGCGTTGATGGCAACTATCACGACAAAGATCACAAGTTCTCTTGCTATCGCACTCTGAGCAAAAATAGCACGATCACCCACAATACACCAGATGATGCAGGTCGTTACTCGTTCTGGAAACAAACGGGCATTAGTCCAGATGGCCAAGAGGTGTTGGAAAAATATTTTGAAACAGCTATCTGGGGCGGTGATAAACGCCAATTTATCGAAAATTACTCACACATAATCAAGAATGGTACGTAAGAGCAAACGTAGCAAACAGAGCGATGACATGGAAAGATACATTAATCAACGTGTTAGGAACCCTCCTCGTTTGCGGATTAAGGGAAATTTGGGAGAGAATACTGTTTTATCGGGAGTCGAAGTCACAACGTCTTTGACTACAGATGCGAACGGTAATGCCTTCCTAGTTGTTCCCCTCATTGGTGGTGCTACTACTGGTCTAGACACCGTGAATATTAGTCTGATGAATGTTGCGAAATTGTACAATCAATTCGTTTTCCAAAGCTGTGCAATAAGATACATACCTGCTGTTGGTCTCAACACAGCTGGCAATGTTACTATTGCGTTCACTAACAACACTGAGACTGTGGCATATTGTTTGGAAACGGTAAGGACTTTCGCTGAGGTAAAAGCAGTTTGCTTCTCACAGTGTAATAGCGCAACTCATCCGGTATGGCATGAATTTACATACCCGATGAAATTGCCAGCTAGAAGGAAACGGTTTGACACTAACTCAACCTCGCCAATTGCAAATCTTGACACAATTGAGCGTGATTGTCAAGGAGCATTCATAATCGTGGTATCTGGATCAGAGGCAAGCAAACTAATAACCACACCGAGGAGAGAGTCTCGCATTTTGCTTGAAGGTCTCTCTAATAGCGTCGCATAAGTTTGATTCACACGGAACAAATCGAATCGAGAATACCGAATGGCCTTTTGGTTTGGGGACAACTGAGCGCGTTTGGCGGCGCCTCTCCCGGCTAGTATACGAGTAGCTGGAGGCTCAGGAACCCAAAAGGAGAAGGAGCTATCGATCGACGGCTAGGCAGATTAACAGGAGACTGTTATGAGGGCG